AAAAATTTGGCAACGGCAACATAAAGGGAGTCATTGGTCCTGAGGGTGCCAACAATGCCCAAAAGGCTACCAGCATGATTCCGACTGTGTTGTTTGGTATTCCTGGTGCAAGTTTTGCCGCGGTGCTGATGGCACTGTTCATGTACTTGGGATTTGAACTTGGCACACCTGAGTTGGCACAAGATAAAAAATTTTTCACCAGTTTGACATTTGGTTTTATGTGGGCAACAGTTATAGTAGGTGTCCTATGTTTGATGTTCAACAAGCACATAGCAAAGATTACCTATGTGCCTTACAAGTATTACTTTCCTGTGATAATCGCTTTCATCGTGTGGGCAAGTGTACAACACACAGGAGGCATAGAAGATTACATAATTTTGATAATGTGTACTATGCTAGGATTATTGGCCAAGAAGTACAAGTTCAGCAGGCCTGCCATGCTGATGGCATTTATACTTGCCGGCAAGGTAGAAACGTTGACAATGCAAATGAATTCGCTGTATACTATAGACAAACTTATTGATAGACCATTATTCATATTCTTAATGGCGCTGGTAGTTTTACTATTTGGATACAGCATAACAAAAAAAAACAAACTAGAATATGCATAAAGAGAAATGATAACATGAAGAAAATAATAATAGCATTGTTGGTGACGCTAGGGTTTACCACAGCAACACTGGCAGAAAAATACACATTGGTTGTGCCAAACAAGCCGGGTAGCGGGTTGAGTGTTTGGAGTCAAATAGTGGCTACTGAGATGAACAAGTACCTTGATGGTGAGATAATATTAAAACACTTGCCAGGTAAGGGGAACATCATAGGTGCAAATGAATGGCACACTAGTCTGCAACAGGACGATACAGTTATGTTAGCCACCAGTGGTGGTAACGCAATCAAGTACCTAACTAATCCAAAAGTGGTCTATGACTACAAATATGATGCAATAGGAATAATGAATTTAAACATAGTGGTCGCAAAGAGAACAGGCACAGATGGCACAGTGTTTCCAAAAGGACTAGGACACGCACCCGAGGCATTTGCTATTGCTATGCTGATGTGTGGACCTGACATGACAGTTGACCAGTACAAGGATTGTTTCAGAGATAAAGTAACTTGGGTACCCGGAATGAAACAGAATGAATTCCGTCTAACCTTTAAAAGAGGAGAGACCACAGGCTCACGTGAGAACCCTGCCGCTTTCAAGAAACACATCAAACCTGTGATAGAAGAAGGCACAGCAGAAATATGGTTCCATCATGGAATACTTGATGCTGAAACAGGACGACACAAAGATGATCTAAACTTTCCAGGATATAAATTCGAAACTGTTTTTGAAAACAAGTGGGGCGTTGCACCTAGTGGGGACTTCTATAATGCATATAAGTTAGTCAAGTCTGTGCGTGATGGAATACAAAAAGCAATCTTTATTAGTAAAGGATCTAAACACGCAGAAACTTTAAGAAATGCATTGACACAGGTGGCAAACAATCCAGATAGCGTCAAAGCGATTCAGAAGAAGATAGGAAACTATGGATGGACAATTGGTGAAGATGGCAACAGACACTTAGATGTTGTTATGTCGTTGGTCACTGAAGATGCCTACAGAACGTTAATTGATTTCACAAAAGATGCTTTAGGACACGAGGTGGTCTACAAAGTAAATATTGTTAATGAAAAATAAAAGCAAGTTCGACATATTGAAGAAAAGATCATCTTATCATTTTGATCCTTTTGACCACAGCCCTGCCCATGATACAATGAAGTACGTGGGTAGGTTTGAGGGAGACTGGAGTAATGAATTAAAATTAACGCAAGAACGAAGTAAGGAAGTTACTTGGAGAACAAGAAATCCAAACGACAAAAGCGAGTACACTGAACAAGGCAGTAGCATAGACATAGAAGCCGAGGAAAGAGACATCGCAAGAGTAGGTGGTGACCCTAAACATCCAATTGGCAACATGGATTACGACCTTTTACCTGTTTTCCAGAGAATGGCAGATGCATTACACTTGACAGCAGGCGAACGTGATATACAAGCACGTGTTCATGTGCAATGGCCAACACAGGTTTGGACAACACACATAGATGCTGTGCAAAGATGGAATCCGGACAACATCGACAGCGTATATAGATTCTTCGTCATGTTAGAAGATTGGCAACCAGGACACTTCATGCAGTTTGGCAATCACTTTCTTGCAGGATATAGAGCAGGAGAAATTTACACCTTTGATTGGTACAACGTTCCACACTGCACAGCAAACGCAGGACAAGGACCAAGATCGAATTTATTAGTAACCGGCGTCGCAACAGAACTCACTTACAAACTACTAGCTAAACCAAACAATATAATTAAAGTATAATGTATATTCTGTTCACAGGTGCACCAGGCTCAAGATGGAGCAGTGTCGCGGAAGGAATATACAGGTCACCAGACATAGATCAAACAGATGCAGATAACAGGAACACCTACAGGAATGGTGTCGTCAAGCATCAAGGTGCTTACTTTGATCCAGGCATGGAGTTTGAAAATGAAGTCACGGAATGGGACAAACCGTTCTCAGGATCAGGAAAACGTATTATAAAGTCACATACCTTCGCACATAAACTAAACAAAATTAAAAAGTTTGGATATCCTATTGTTATGGTATACAGGAACGACATCGAGTGTTTCAAATGGTGGAATGATGCTGGCGGGTTTGATATAACTTATCCCAACTACAAAAATTTTTTCCAGAACCAAGACATAATGTGGTTAAACATACAAGCAGAGAACAGAGATATTATGCGATTTGTTAAAGACAACGCAGAGAAAGTTATTAGTCCTGTAGATAATGTTGACCTATGCAGAGCTTTAGAAATTACTTTTCCGGACACCAAAGGCAAGATACAAAACTACTCACAAAAAGATATAAAAGTTTATCTTTACAAATAGTATGAATAAAAGAATTTACACACAACTGATATTAGATACTAGGAATGATGTGTCGAAATGCACACAACCATACATCATGGAGACCTTTGGCGTAGAAGTAAAGAGATGTGATAATCTAATCGATTACGCTAAAGTTATAGATGATGCTGTTCTGCATAAATGGTTTGCAAACTACTGGCAAAATAAAATGCAGAAATGGAAGTACTCTGGACTTGCACTTATAGATGAAGTAAACAATCTTAAACCTAGAGCTGTGTTAGATGTAGGCTGTGGATACAATGAGTTCAAAGGCAAGATACAAAACTTGATAGGGATAGATCCATATAATAAAAATGCAGACATCAACGTTGGCATAATGGACTACAGGACACATGAAAAGTTTGATGTGATGCTGGCTTTGGGTTCCGTCAACTTTGGCGGACGTAATAAAATAATATCAGAGTTTGCTAGGATGGTTATGATGTTAGCGGATGGAGGAATTATGTTCTTTAGAGTCAATCCTGGTGTACAAAATCCTGCTCCAGAGGCCAAATGGATAGAATATTTCCCATGGGACGTGCCATTTATAGTAGAACTATCTAAAATTTTCAATTTGGAAGTGCTAGACATACGTGATGACAGCAATCAACGTAAGTATTTCATCTACAGGAAGTGCTAATGAACACACTGTTGCTTAACGGTTGTAGTTTTGGAGAGTGTTGGACACCAACTAACAATTTTATCAAGTCACTAGGGTGTGAAGAGGCAGTTAATATATCAAAAATTGCTACCAGTTTACAAAGGACCTGTAGGTCAACTGTAGAATGGATAGCACAGAATGGAAATCCTGCATTTGTTGTGATACCAATTACATTTGTACATAGGTGGGAATTGGCAATATCAAAAAACGAAGACCCCATCGATGGTTCATGGTATCCCATGCAAATAGCTGGATTGATTAATCCAGATGACATACAACTTAATACAAACATTGATGTAGAAAAGTTAGAAGAACTAAAATCTCTATACTATGGTTCCATCCCCACAATTAAAACGTTCTGGGACAAAGCATTTACAGAAATAATATTATTGGCATCTTTTTTAGAACAGAGGAACATAAAGTACCTATTCCTTGACATGTGCAATGAGTTTGACCGAATACACATAAAAGGTTACAGTGGATTTGAAAAGCTAAAACTGATAGAACAAAATAGAAATATAGTTGACTTGTTCTCTTTTTGTGGCAATAGATACATGTGGAACACAATAAAAAACAACAAAGATGTGGACTTTAACACTCACCATGCCCCGGAACAATACCAAGAACTTGAGAAATACCTGCTCAACTACGTTGAAAACAATACGTACAACAAAAATTAGTAGACTTTTGCTTTAATTGTGTTACAATAATTGTAAATACAACATATGCAAAAAAAAACTAACAGCATTCTAGAAGAATTATCCAATGTACGATTAAACAAAGATAAAGATCCAGAAAACTTTGTTGAAAGTAGAGCATCGCATATTATTGACTCTGCAATCAATCTCATACAGTATATACGTGAACACTTTGACGCACAAACTGCCTACACACTGGAAAAGAAATTTAATTCTTCTATAAAAAATCTTGACTCCGGTAAATTCTACCGTGGAGTCAATCGATTAAGAGAACTTAAAGAAGTAAAAAAGTCACTTACAGTAAAACAGGGCGAGTTCAAAGACGAGGACGAATAATGTTAATTGAAGATGTACTGAACGAGTTCAAGAGAACACACCTAGAACACATTGAAGACATTGTGCTTACAGATGGATATACGGGTGGTCAAGCCGTTATTGATTACTATCGAGGACTTTTAGTCACACTACAAGGCACGTCAGTTCAACCACTTAAAGTAAGTGTAAAATGGGACGGAGCACCTGCAGTAGTTTGTGGAACAAATCCTGACAACGGCAAATGGTTTGTTGGAACAAAGTCAGTGTTTGCCCAAACACCAAAAATTAATTACACTAAATCCGATATAGCACGTAATCATGGCACAGACGATTTAGGTCAAAAATTATTAAAGTGTCTAGTACACATAAAGAAATTAAACATTCAAGGTGTAGTGCAAGGTGACCTTTTGTTTACAGAAGATGACCTTACGCGAAAACCAATTGGTGGCAAGCAAAACATTACTTTTACTCCAAACACGATCACTTATGCTGTTGAAGAAGGCACAGATATAGCAAAGCAAATTGAAGCCGCAAAGGTTGGAATTATATTCCATACAACATATGTAGGAGACAGTTTATCAAACATGGAAGCACAAGCCGGAGCAGACGTGCAAAGTTTTACACAAAATCCAAGTGTTTTCTTTGACAATGCCTCTTACAAAGATGTATCTGGCAGTGCTAAATTTACTAAAGAAGAAACTGCAAAATTTATGCAACAGATTGATAACTTAGAAAAGTTATTAGTGAACATACCAAGAAATTTAAGTGATATGTTTAAGGGTAATCAAGACTTTGTGCCCTATTTTCAAATGTTTATAAATGATCAAGTGAAACAAGGAAACTTACCCAGCAACGCAAATCAGTTTGTGTTAGGTTTTAGAAAATTTTATGCAGACAGAATGCAACAACAAATTGCAGGACTTAAAGCACAAAAGGCTTTAGCATTAAGACAACAAAAAATGAAAGATATGCCTACATTTCTTAATAGACTTAAAAGACCTTTACAAGCCATGCTTAACTTCTACCGACAGACGCAATCAATGAAGGCTCTTGTCCTGAAAAAAATGAATCAAGCCATGCAGATAGGATCGTTTTCACAAACAGAAAATGGTTTGGAAGTTACAGAACCAGAAGGTTTTGTCGCAGTGGACAGACAAGGCGGAGCAGTAAAACTGGTTGATAGACTAGGATTTAGTAGAAGAAACTTAACGGCTATCCGCAAATTTAAAAAATAGATTCAACGTCTTATTAATTTCCAAACTTAATTTTTCTTTATTAAACATAGTGTTGTAGTTGTGTTGTCTTAATTCTTTGGTCTGCAAGTAGATGTCCTGCCACTCCTTGGTTTTTAAATCCTTACACAGAGAAACAATCTTGTCAATTCGTTTGTCTGGATCTCTTTCTAGATCATAGCCCTCATCAAAGTAACTGCCAAATGTTTTGAATCCCATCTCTCTCAACCTTTGTAGGTATAGATGGTTGCCATGCACTACAAAAACATGCTGAGCCATTATGGGCTTCCATATCTTCTCGGTCATGAATACATCATAGTCGTTGTCGTTGGTCTCTGACACTATGGAACAGACTGTGTCGTTGTATGGCGGTTCGTATATGTCTTGGTCCTTGCCCCAGCGTGGATAGTCCTCCGGGTCTATGCCAGGCAGTTCGTATTTCTTATCTAATCTGATTGGCTTGTCCAACATAATAAAAGTGTATATGCTGTTGTCTAGCACGTTTTTATCATTCAGCTGATTATATAGTTTGACCCTGTGTTCTCTGCCTGCCTTGTTGAGATAAAGAAATTGGTGTGTCTTGTAAAAATAACTGCCGTTGTGATCGTGTGTGAAGTTGAATTTGTTGTCCTTGTGTTTCACATACATGTAGAACCAGAACCAACTGGTATCACCTGTCCACTTGATGTGTTCTACATCTATTTCCGGATACAGACTGGTGTGGTTAATGTTATCTAATGATTCCCAAGGGGAGGCCTTTATGAAAACAAAACCTAGGCTGTGTAATAGGTCACAACGTTTTTTAAGTTCTGTTGCAAAATCTTTGTTATCAGCTATCCTATCGTTCTCAACTCTACAATCAATTATGGCAAACTTCCTGTCGTATTTGTCTAGATCGTAGTTGTGCAGTGTATAGTATTCCCCGGTCATATCAAAAGTTTGATCGGGTAAACTGTGCATCATAACAAACTGTTCCAGCTGGATATGATTGCCAGTCTTCATGATATCAGTAAGAATAAAATTGCGTTGTTTCATGCGGTAAATATGTCTATGTTGACACCCTTTTTAAAGTATGTAGCTGAAGCACGGATTGTGAGACGTCAAGATGATCTGTCCAGATACACCTATGCTGAAATAGAAGAAAGAGTATATCTGGTATTTTTAGCAATATCTCTGTTAAAAAATTTTAGCAGTTATCGAGCATTTGTTAAAACCTATGCTAAAACAACATTAACCTATGGTAAATTTGAGCGAGTAAGAACCACAGCTAATGATCTTCACAATATGTTAGCGGTACTAGATGGTAACACAGACATACTGGATAAACTTGCAAACAAAACACAGGCCAAAGCCATGAGACAACGACATCCACTACCTACCATGGCAGTCACAAGATTTCTGAGAACACTGGATGGAGACTATACTTTTTTATCACAGCTGGAACGATCAATAGGCATCACAAATTCAGATTATAAAAATTTAAGAATTGCCATTGCTGATTTTAAAAATTTAGATTCCCGAAGAATGAAAGTCACAGTCACTAGATTATTACAAGCACTCAGGGCCAAGCTGGCAGGCACAGACATTGCTCGACAGGTGGATGCTCTGGCAGGAGAGAAATCATTTGAATTAGACAACGTGGTAGACGCAGAGAGAACAGCTGGCGCAGTACCAATGAGTGCAGACGAACTAACTGCCTATCGTATACTGGTAGGACCAGCCAATCTACGTAGGGCCAAAATAGCTGTGGACCTTGCCAAACAAGGTAAAGGACTGGCCGGACCTATTGCGGCCGCATACTACCCTGTGATGAAGATGATTGATGACATAGCACGTGGTGGATTTACCTATGTACGACTGTTACAATCTATTGCAGACCGAGCCAAAAAAAGTAGAAAATAATTTGTATACCACTGGCACCAGTTTTTGGGTTTGTTATGGTAGGCACAAAAAGCCCACACTGTTGGAAGATGTTGGACATGGCCAACAGCCACAGAGAGACAATGCCCTACGATATGTAAAAAAATATGACAACTGTTTAGATATAGGCAGTAACGTGGGAGAGTGGACAAGACCACTGGCAACAAAATTTAAAAAAGTATATTGCTTTGAACCTAACCCCATATTCAGAGAATGTTTCATTCGCAACATACCTTTAGATCATGTGGAACTGTTTCCGTATGGGTTAAGCAACAGGACACACACAGCCTCACAGGAGTTCAATGAACAATTACTCAAGGACGAGCCAGGCAACGTACAATGTCGCACGTTGGACAGTTTTGCATTCACAGACATAGACTTTGTAAAGATAGACGTGGACGGTTTTGAGGTACCACTGTTGCAAGGCGCCAGAGAAACTCTGCAGAAAAATAGTCCAGTGATCAACATAGAAATGAAATCTGACAAAAGACCCAACATTGTTGCACAGTCCAAAAGGATACTGCAATCTTTAGGCTATCAACGCCATGCTAGAGTAAAAAGTGACGAAGTTTGGCTCAAAAAGTAATATTACAGCATAATTTACCAAAATAATTTATAAATACTTGCAACTTGATCCCGGAGCGGGATCATAGTCATTTAATCAGAAAAAAGGAGGATTAAAAATGGCATACGATAACACACTTCCAGCAGGCGGCAGAGCTAACTTCTTAACACCAGACAGAGCGACAGAATCTGAAGGCGTTGCAGTTGACTTTATCACTGTGGACTTTATATCAGATGTATCGGCTGAGATTACTCATCCAGACGCATCAGCGGCAACAGCGGCATTGCATATGGCACAAGAAGCTATACAGAACCAGGGTGTTAACATCCTAGGAACTGGTAACCTAAGTAACTCAGACACTGAGCAAACTTTCATGGTTAGAAGAGACAGCTTAGACACGATTAGTTCAACAACAACTATCGCGGCTATACAAGCGGCAATCAGAGCACTTAACGCTCTAGATCCAGACAAAGTAACAGCAACTATATCATCTGCAACAGCGGCTGATAGAGATATGGGTGATACTTCAGTTGGCGCATAATAATAACAATAACATAAGATAAGAAACAAAAAGGAAACAATACAATGGCAACAAAAAATAATTTCGTATTAAACCAAAACTACGAAACACAAGGTGTAGACGTAACTCTACTTACTGTTGATTTTATCAACACAATGGCGTCTGAAGTAAACGACGCTAGTGATGGTACAGCATTAGGTGGTATCATGTTGGCAAGACATGCGTTCGCACAAGAGGGTGTACAAATCCTTGCGGAAGGTCCTTTAACAGACTCAGGTACGCAAAAAACGTTCATGGTAAGAACAGATAACCTAGACACGTTATCATCTACTACTACAGTGGCGGCTTTACAGGTGAGATTAAGAACACTAGATCAATCTAGTACTTCTTTCCCTAACATCACGGCAGATATTACTGGCGCGACAGTAACAGCATCAAAACTTGGTATCTTAACAGCAAACGTTGTATCTTAATTTTAATTAAGATTATATCAAAATTAAAAGGGTGGCACTTAATTGTTCCACCCTTTTTCTACGACTTAAATAAATGTCATGCACCTTTTCACTATGCACAGCCTAGTAGACATTACCAAGAACAGCAACCTTGCGAAAACATTTCCGTTTGAGACAGACGCGGGTGACATGATAGAAGACAAACAAACATTGAAAACTGCAAGGAATCAAAACAGCAACTTTAACACCATGATACAGATCCTGCAGTTGAGAGGTAACATCGTGTGGGAACAAGATCCCTTGAGATTATACAATGATCACACCATTACAAAATTCGGATCATACTACGAGGGCACAAACATATCATGGCATTTCAATTTTTACACAGAGCAGACAGGTTTGTTCGGTGATGATCATAATCCCACTGAGCAACTGACAGAAGACTTTAACCTTGTGCCTGTGCTGGCAGAATGCAAGAACACTGCACACTTTCCCATACAGACATTCATCACAAAGGACCTACAACAGCCTGCTTTGAACACTCCTACCAAGGAACAGAAGGTGTTAAATGCACTTTCCGGTGATATAATAAACACATACTTTACGTATGGCGGCTGGCAGAATAAATAACAGTACATTAAGGCACACGAAAAAATACTTTTTAGGCACTCATAGGCATGAATACCCAGGCAAGATTCCAGGCAATACACCAACATCTGAGCGATGTGAAAAAGGAATTTAAAATTATGAGTACGACAGATTTAGAAAAACAGAACCTAGAAGCACACGTTGACCTTTGTTCAGAGAGATACAAAGGATTACACGACAGACTTTCAGCGATCGAAATATCTATAAACAGATTAAGTGAAGACATGCTGTCAGGACAAAAGTCATCAAAGACAACAATCATAATGACTGCTGGCACAGTGATTGCAGGACTACTTTCAACTATGGTAGTTTTGTTGATCAAGATGAATTAAGCACAAATTATCCAAAATGAAATTACAAATTGCTCGAGGTGTTCGAGTACATATCACTAAACAAGAATATGAATTCCTTCAATCCATGAAAGGTCGTATGCCGTTTTTGCTTTCCAGCTTACCAATAGAACAACAACCAATTGCTCAAAGATTAGGTGACAAGACTGTTTTTGTAAGAAAGAAGCTAGAAATTACCACACAATACAATCTAAATAAAAATTTACGGTTCATTAAATAAATTAAATAAGAGCACAGGGTTCTTACAATGGATAAAACACAACTAGTCAAACAGATTGAACACTATAATCTATCTGGTAAATTAAAAGATCTTGCTCGGCAGGACGAGAACAAGAGACCCTTTCATCATCTTCCAAAACAGTTCTCCAAAGGTATTCTAATTGGCAACATTGCTATAGTACCCAAGAAAGCAACAGTAACTAGATATGTCTATGTGATAGCAGACATGACTGAAGCAAGAATTTTACACGATGATATCAATTTAAAACAGACTGCAATTATGATTGCTCACTATCTAGCAGATCAAAAAACTCCACCAAACAACATACTGGATGATGACACACGCTTTGCTTCTAGACTGTTTGATATCACTAATTTTAAAAGAATGTACAGACAAGCGGAAAAAGACAATGATGATGATCAGATGTTTGTATATGATAATAAGTTTATTGAAGCAAATAGAGTTGCAGACGAGTTAAAAAGTAAAATACAAGCCAATTTTAATGCACTATTCAGATAAGGTCCAGCTAAATATATCAGTATGCAATCATTTGAACTAACAAAGCCAGCAAACAGCAACGCACTGCTACAGCAATTTGAATCCAGATTTGGTCAAACCATGCGACTAGAAGGTTTAACTCTGGAAAACCTACAAGATTTAGCAAACGGTGTGAGAACTAAGATACACACCATCACAGACAACCTACATTTTGGCAAAGAATTACAAAACAACGATTATCAAAAGAGCCAAATGATGTTAGACATATTAAATCAAACAATTGAAGAATATGGCCAACCAAGTGCAGGTACACAAGGAATGGACAATCCAATATTAAAAAAAGCAACAGACCCAATCAAAGCCAAGCTGGCAAAAGGACAAGCATTGAATCCAGATGAGAGAACAGCGGCTTCTAAACTTATGGCAATGAAAAAAATGCCAGCAGGTACAGGTACAATGATGGGAGTCAAAGAGGGTGTTGAAGAACAATCAGAACTGATACTTGCCGCCAAAGACATGATGGACAAAGTTACAGGATATCTAGAAGATCTTGCATCAATGAAAACAGAAGGCATGTTAGAATTAACAGACAGAATTAGAGATGAAATGGGTGCCGACAAAGCCGATGCATTCTTACAAAAAATTCAACCAGCAATAGAATCAGCAGAAGCTACCTTGGCAACGACTAGACAAGAGCTAGATGCAGGTGTGAGAATATTAACTGGTGAAGAAATGCCTACAGAACCTATGGGTGCTGACGACACAATGAATACAGATACAGATCTTGATTCTTTGGAAAACCCAGAAACAGACGCAGAGGCAGACGAGTTCGGAGCCACAGATGCAGACGCAGGTGGTACAGAACCTGAAGGCAGAGAACAAAGAGAATCCAAAGAAGTTTTTGAAACGTCAAATAGAATTTACTCCAAACTAGCAGGAAAGTAATTCCATGCTATTCGCAGAATTTCAAAATACCAACAAAGAATTAGAATCAGCTTTGATGAATACCCTTACGAACATGAGAGGTGATGCCGATGATCGAGACGCAACCTCAGAGATCAGTTTTGACGCACTAGACTCTATCATGAAGAACACAGGCTATCCTACATTCAGTTATAACCTTTTTAAAACTATATACGACTCATCACAAACTTTAAAGAATGTTGTTGATGATTTCGATCAAGAAAAAATAGTTCTTAAAACTGAAAAGCAGGCAGAAAAAGATCCAGCAATGGACTACGACGATCAAGGTAGCACTGACAAAGTCAAACAGATGGCCAAGTCTGCTATGAACAGAAGAAAATAATTATTTTACTCCACAGGTCATCCAGCAACTCTGCAGTCTATAACTATCAGGTTTACCGGCAATTCCGTTTTCTAAATCTCTAAAAAATTTACCTTCGAGTATTTCATTTAGACTGGTATGATTGATGTTTACTTTTTTATAATCGTCGATTATATTTTTTGGTTCATGTTGATCTAAGTCACCAATGTAACAGCAAGGACTTACGTAACCATTTGCCATCAAGTAGATTTCATAATTGTTATTTTCAACATGACACGATGCACAATTAATTTTTGCAGTCTTAAATGTATCATTGACTTTTATTTCTACTTTGTCCATTTTTACAACATCAGTGTCTTTAAATAATTTTTTTGGTTGTATGGGTTTTTCTAATTTATAATCTCCTAGGTCTATACTTGTAATATCTCTAAATTCTCCATCTGAATTAAAGTCCGTCCATCTATAACTAAAACTACTAACGAAATCAGCAAATCCTAATTTTTTTGAAAGTTCTTTCGCATCACTTTCCTGTTCCTGGTTGTGTTTAAATATCAAGTACTGCCAAGTTGCATGTCCACCAGCATTGATATAACTTTTTACATTATCCATTAATGTTGCCCATTGCACATTTCGCCTGTACAGGTGATTTGTGTGTTCCAACCCATCGATAGCAAACACAACATCAACACGCAATTTTGCAAGTTCTGACCAAAACTCCTTTGATCTAGTGCCACCGTTGGAATGTATTGTTATTTGCATAGTAGGATTATTTCTCCTTAGGAATTCAAAAATTTGCAGACATTCGGGGTTGGTTGCAGGATCCCCGTAAGTGCCACAACTGTACAATTTTTGTAGTTGCTTAACTATCTTAACTCCTATTTTTTCAACAAAGACATCGAGTTTGGTATAACTGTTGTTAACCTTTCCTTTAACAAGATTTAAATCCCAATCGTATCGGCTACACATAGGACAGGCCGCATTACAATAATTTGATAATTCAGCATTTATTGAATTAAGATTATCAGTTGTGATATATGACATTATATTGTATAATTATGCTTATGAAGATACCTGAAGACATTTTAGAGAGCAAAGGTATTACATACGTACAGAAATATCCCTATAGTGAACTAGCAAGAGTTACTAAGAACCACAAGCGACATTATGCTACACCGGACGGAAGACAGGTGCCATCGGTGACCACCGTGCTGTCAGCAACCAAAGACATGACATTTTTACATGCATGGCGTAAAAGAGTTGGAGTGGCAAAAGCACAACAGATCACAACAGAGAGTGCCAACATAGGAACAGTAATGCATCGTAGTCTAGAGAAACATGTCAAAGGCGAAGATCGTACACCAGGATCTAATCTCATACAACAGAAAGCACACACAATGGCCAATGTGATCATAGACAATGGCCTGAACGATGTTTCCGAGGTGTGGGGATCAGAAGTATCGCTGTACTATGAAGAGCTCTACGCAGGCACAACAGATCTAGTTGGTGTCTACAAAGACCAACCTGCCATAATGGATTTCAAACAGGCACGTAGATTGAAAAAGAAGGAATGGGTTGAAGATTATTACCTCCAATTGGTGGCATACTCAGAAGCACACAACAAACAGTACGGCACACAGATAAAGAGTGGACGTATGTTCATATGCACACAGGCCAACGAATATCAATCATTCGAGATAGAAAACTACGACTATTGGGTGGACCAATGGTTTCGTAAATTAGAACAATATTACAAGTCAGTCCTTTAATAAATAACATTAAATTTAGGACAAATATGGCAATTACAACTATTTCAAGAATACAACACAGAAGAGGACTAGCAACAGATCTCCCTCAATTAGCGGCAGGCGAATTAGGTTGGGTGGTTGACCAGCAAAGATTGTTTATTGGAAACGGCACAGTTGCCGAAGGTGCACCAGCAGTAGGCAACACCGAGGTTGTTACATCAGGCCAAGTGTCCAGTCTTACAACAGCATTAAGTTATTTTTACAAAGGTTACCTAGGAAATTCCACACCTATAGTTACTGGTGCCTCTGGCAATTTTTCAAGAACCCTACAATCTAAACTGGATGATTTTGTATCAGTAAAAGATTTCGGAGCATTAGGAGATGGATCAACCAACGACACATCAGCAATTCAAAGAGCACTAGATGAATTATATTGTGACACTGACAAAGATGATGAACGAGCAAGAAGAGTACTTTATATTCCAGGTGGCGACTACAGAATTAATGCAAGTTTAAAAATTCCTCCATTTGCTCATGTCAGAGGTGCAGGAGCAGGCAAAACTGTTATCTATCAAGCAACTGGCAATGCTACAGTGGCAGTGTTCCAAGATGATGAAAAAAATGTGTACAGCAACATCGGCAGTAGCTCAGCTACAACTCCAACTAATATTACTATAGAAGGAATAACAATACAGAATGGCGAGGCTTACGGCGGAGTGTCTATTGACAATGCCACGCAGGTAAAATTTGTGAGATGTGAATTCAAAGGTTCATACGCTACCAGTTCTCCGGCAGACAATGCTAATTCTAAAGGCGTCACAGTCAGATCAACAACAGCTCTACCTTGTTCTAAAATAATTTTTGACTCTTGTACATTTACCAAATTTGCTAGACTAGTAGATATCAGTTTTGATGTTACTAATGTTAGATTTTTAAATTGTGATTTTAACACAGCTTACTACGGTGCACTTATTGGGGCTGAAATGGATGGTTCAACTAACGGATTGACCAATGGTCCTAGAGATATACAATTTTCTGGCAACTGCTGGAACACAATTAGTCAACAAGCTATCTATGTGGCACCAACAGCAGGTGCAGATGCAGGAACAGGCCCACGAAATATTATTTCACATGCCAACTGGTACGGTAGCACAGTGGCCAACAATTTCGAAGGCATAGGAACATTAAACGAAGTACCTGTCATACAATATGACAATGACGAGTGCTCATCTGCTTTAGACTTTTTTGAAAGAACTGATCTGCGTAGAACAGATGGCAGTTCTCACATGAACATGGCACCAGAGGTGCAAGGTATTGGTAAACTAACCAATGCCATCAAACAAATTACCCTACTAGACAATACGTCGGCCACCACAACAACAATTGAATTTCCTGCAGGATCAGGAGCATTAGGTAAATCAATTACTCTCAATTACAAAATTGAAAGAGGCTCCACTCTAAGAGTTGGAACGTTTGTTATCAGTGTTTCCGCCAATGGTGTGGCCCACGATGACACATTTACAGAGAGCAACGGAGATGCCGGTGTCACTTTGACTGCTGTGTTGGGCAGAGAAGATTCAGCAAGTAGTGACAAAACCGTAATTGTAAAATACGTCACCACTTCAACAGGTGCAAATGCCACTATGGATGTTGAATCTACACAGTTGGTATAACCAGTAGTTGTAAAAAAAAGTAACCTATTAATATACATTTCAATAGACAATAACCTTTGCTTGTTTTATAATAGCATATAACAAAAAACGTTTTAAACAGCTATGATAAAAAATATTGCACAGATAGAAACTGCCTTGAATAAAAAAATTCCGATAAATACACATAATCAAAAACAGAACATCATAGAAGAAAAAATTAAAATAATGCCAAACACCAACTCCTCGACTATTAAGGTACAGAAGAGACATGGTAAGCTAGAGAAACTTGACATCAATAAGATTCATTTTGTTGTTGAAGAGTCTTGCGAAGGTTTAACAGGCGTCAGTCCATCACAGATTGAAATGAATGCCAACATACAATTCTATGATGGCATGAGTACTAAAGATATTCAAAATGTTTTAGTGCGTTCAGCAAATGATTTAATAAGTTTAGAAACTCCCAACTATCAGTATGCCGCGGCAAGACTGCTTCTGTATGATGTAAGGAAAGAAGCACACGGCCAATACGAATACATGCCACTACTAAAATTAATTCTGCGAAACATCAGAATAGGTGTGTATGACAAAGGCATCGTTGAAAAATATACCAAAACAGAATTAAAGAAGTTTAACACTTGGATTAAGAGAGATAGAGATCTTAAATTTAGCTATGCCGGACTAAGACAAGTTGTTGACAAATATCTTGTACAAGATAGATCAACTGGAAATCTTTATGAGACTCCACAGGACATGTACATGATGATCTCTGCAACTTTATTTGCAGATTACGCAAAAAAAACAAGGATGAGCTATGTTAAAAAATATTATGACGCAATTTCACAACACAAGATCAATATTCCAACACCGGTTATGTCTGGTGTTAGGACGCCTATCAGACAGTTTGCAAGTTGCGTACTCGTTGACAGTGACGACACTTTGCCTAGCATTTTTAGTAGCGATATGGCCATTGGTCTTTATGTGGCTCGTAGGGCTGGGATTGGCATCAACGCTGGTCGAATACGTGGAATCAATTCTAAGATAAGAGGAGGAGAAGTTCAACACACAGGAGTTGTTCCGTTCCTTAAAAAGTTTGAAGCAACAGTGAGATGTTGTACGCAGAATGGTGTGAGGGGCGGCAGTGCAACTGTACACTTCCCAATATGGCACCCAGAGATACAAGACATACTTGTACTGAAGAACAACAAAGGCACAGAAGACAACAGGGTAAGAAAATTAGATTACTCGATACAGATCACAAAACTGTTCTATGAGAGATTCATGAACGAAGAAAACATAACATTAATATCACCACACCAAGCACCTGGACTCTATGAAGCATTTGGCACAGAAGACTTTGACAACTTGTACCTGAAGTACGAAGCTGACAAGACTGTTCCAAAGAAAATAGTTCCAGCACAGGATCTGTTTGGAGACTTACTAAAAGAGAGAGCAGAGACAGGACGTATCTACATAATGAACTTGGATCACTGTAACACACACTCCAGTTTCAAAGACAAAGTTTCAATGAGTAATTTGTGTCAAGAGATAACGCTACCCACTAGACCCATACAGGACATACACGATGACAAAGGAGAGATTGCACTTTGTATTCTTTCAGCAGTCAACGTAGGTGGACTGAATGACCTAGGAGAACTAGAGAACATATGTGACTTGGCTGTGAGAGCACTGGAACAGATCATAGACTACCAAGACTACCCAGTTAAGGCCGCAGAAGTCAGCACAAAGAAAAGAAGAAGCCTAGGTATTGGTTACATTGGACTGGCACACTACTTGGCTAAGAACGGTGTTAAGTATTCTGATCCAAAGGCATGGGACTTGGTTGACAGACTTTCAGAAGCGTTCCAATATCACTTGTTGAGAGCAAGTAACAATATTGCAAAAGAAAAAGGCAAGTGCGAAGCATTTGACAGAACAAAATACGCAGACGGACAACTGCCAATAGATCACTACAAGAAAGATGTAGACAAAATTGTGCCACACAAACAGAGAATGGCATGGGAAAGTTTAAGGAAAGACATTGCCAAGCACGGACTAAGACACAGCACACTGTCAGCACAGATGCCAAGTGAGAGTAGTTCAGTAGTGTCAAACGAGACAAACGGAATAGAGCCACCTAGAGCAATGTTATCAATCAAGAAAAGCAAGAAAGGACCTCTGAAGCAGATAGCACCAGGGTTCCCTAAACTTAAAAATGATTACACACTGCTATGGGAAATGCCAAGCAACGAAGGTTATATCAATGTTGTTGCTATGATGCAGAAGTACTTTGATCAAGGCATATCAGGCAACTGGAGTTACAATCCCACACACTTTGACAACAACGAAGTTCCACTATCAGTGATGGCACAGGACATGCTGACAGCATACAAACTTGGTTGGAAGACGTCTTACTACCAGAACACATATGACTTCAAAGGTGATGACGAGGATATTCAACCAGCTGGACTCAGTGCTGTGATAGATACTGACGACGGTGAGGATGTAGAATTACCTGGAAATTTAATAAGTAGTGACACTAAGATTGAAGGCGAAGACTGCGAGGCTTGTACAATATAATGGCAAAAACTGTGTTTAATACTACTAATGTAGACTGGATGAAACAACCAATGTTCTTTGGCGAGGACATGGCTATCCAACGTTATGATGACATCAAGTATCCACAGTTCGATAAGTTAAACCAAACTATGTTGGGTTACTTCTGGAGAGCAGAAGAGGTATCATTACAGAAAGATAGAGCAGACTTCCAGAATTTTAGACCAGAACAGAAACACATATTCACATCAAATTTGAAATACCAAACACTGCTAGACAGTGTGCAAGGCAGAGGCCCATCACTGGCATTCTTACCTTACTGTTCAAATCCAGAACTAGAAGGTTGTATAGTAACTTGGGACTTCTTTGAAACTATTCACTCAAGAGCATACACGCACATCATGAAAAACGTTTATTCAGATCCTGCAGAGGTGTTTGATACTATACTAGAAGACAAAGAGATATTAAAGAGAGCAAAATCTGTCACAGAGAACTACGACAAGTTCAACAAGATGGCACTGGAATACACAGTCAAAGGCAAGGGCGACATCCTAGAACTTAAAAGAGCATTGTATCTTGCAATGGTCACGGTTAACCTACTAGAGGGATTAAGATTTTACATATCATTTGCCTGTACTTTTGCATTTGGTGAACTTAAACTTATGGAAGGTTCAGCAAAGATACTTTCGCTGATCGCAAGGGACGAAGCAACACACTTGAACTTGTCCACACACGTGATCAAAGCATGGCAAAAAGGTGATGATCCTGAAATGACCAAAGCAATGAAAGGCACAGAAAAAGAAGTTATACAGATGTTCAAGAACACAGTGAACGAAGAGAAGGAATGGGCCAAATACTTGTTCAAAGATGGATCCATAATTGGTCTTAATGAAAAACTGTTGGGCAACTACGTGGAATGGATCGCAAACAAGAGATTAAGAGCATTAGGATTCGATCCAATATACGATGTTCCAGCATCATCCAACCCACTACCTTGGACACAGCATTGGCTGTCAAGCAAAGGCATGCAGGTGGCACCACAGGAAACAGAAGTGGAGTCATACATAGTTGGTGGCATCAACCAAGATGTAAAACAAGGACAGTTTAAAAAGTTTAAACTTTAATATTATGAGATTCTTAATACTTTTAGTAATGTTGACATCATGTGGCACCATAGGAGCAATGGTAGGCACAGGTACCAGTTCATACGAAACTTATAAAACTATAACCTATGCCAAGTCAGGTGTAGACGCTGGATTGACAGCTTCAGGTAAAAAAACAACAGATGATCGTTTGCTTTCTGGAATAACTGGATATGATTGCAAAGTGAGCAGAGCTCTTAAGGGTGGACTAGAAGCTGTTTGTAAATCACTTGTTCCAAAATACTACAAGAAATACTTGGTTGAGGACGTCAGAGGCGTCAAGTAAAAACCACCAGTTTCTAACAGTTATAAATACTGGCATATATGCCACAGATATCAAGAAACAACGATAAGGCCACAACAGGACATTCTTGTTCTGCCACAGCAGGAGTTGATGCATCACAATTTTCAGTGTTCGCAAATGGCATAGCTGTTGTTAGACCTGGTGACAAACTACAGCCGCACACCATACTAAGATGCTTTGGCAAAAAATGTGTTTGTGTGCCCCATAGAGCAAAAGTTAACAGAGGCTCTGGATCAGTTTTTGCCCAGGGCGTTCCAGTAGCAAGAGTTGGTGATTCAGCTGACCGAGGAGCACTGATACAGGGTTCACCCAACGTGTTCGCAGGATAATCATGACAGTCAAAAAAGGTTTAAAAACTCTAGTAGAAGCATTGCCAGAATTTTCTAATCAAGGTGTACAAAATTTAATTGATGCTATCACTAAACCAGATGGTTCAACCTACTTAGGATTTGCAGGCACATCCAAACTTTTACACGAAACCATTGACGCAAACTCACAGCTGACTGCTAGTCAAAAAACAGATCTTAAAGAAGACATTGATACCAACCCACATCTAGATATTGGAAGAGCATTGACAGACCTTGATGTTCACACTGCTAATTTACTTACAGGTGCATTAGGCGAAACAGTTGCAGACGATGATGCATCTGAGACAGGAACTTTTCTAGATCATGTCCAAACTGTACAAAGTTTTGTTGCAACTATTCCTTTTATCTACGGCTACACTGCTGATTCCACCAACAAAGGAATACCAGGACATTTTGGTACAGTGTATGGAACAATAGATGATGCCATGACAGCCATAGCTAAAAATGTAGCTCTCATACATGCAAAACAGTTCGCAACAGATACAGCCTACCAAACAGCCATGACCAATCTTATAACTTTTATCGGCACGGTATCTGGAGATTCTACAGACTTTCTTCAAGCCCAGAATAGATTAACCACAGCAGTCAATAATGCGGCCACTGCCTTTAATACTGCATTAAACAATGGTGCCACTGCCACTGCCAGAGATGCTATAATTACAGCACTAAACACTGTGACCGAACAAGTGGCACTTGAAGCCACAAACCTTGGTTCTATTAGAACTTACGGCACCTCACTATCAACAGCCAATTCTTTTGTAAGTCTAGCCGAGGATGTTGATGTTAGAAAACTTATGATAAGATCCAGTCGTAATGAAAATTTTAAAACTTATTTTGAAAACTACGCTCAAAGAAGCTCCCAAAGACACCCGCTTTACACAGGAGTATTAGATAGCTCCGAAGAAATTCAAGTACAGGAAATTTTAAAATTACAAGGATTGCCAGATGTAACTGATTATCAAGATTTGGATGCGGTTGCAACCAAAGCCACTAAAGATGATAGATTCAAGACTACAGTTAGTTTTGATGGCAAGAACACAGAAGAGATCATTAATGCCGCTTGTGATTTCTTAGTAATTGATAAAGGCAATAAAGATATCTATGGGTTGAGTAGAAGCCTATTGGCTAATTTAAATAATCGCGATGTAGAAGTTATTAAGGCTCAATTGACACTTAATCAAGATATAGATATTCTTTCTTAAATTATTTTAATTGAACAGTTGCACCAGCGTCTTCTAGTGCTTTTTTCATTTCTTCTGCTTCAGATTTCTCAATGTCTTCCTTGACTGCTTTGGGTAAATCTTCAACAAAGTTCTTGGCCTCTAATAGTCCAAGTCCTAGTATCTCTTTCACTTTCTTAAGTACAGCAATTTTTTTTCCATCAGCAAAGCCAGTTATCATTACTGATGCTGTTGATTTTGCTTCTGCTGTAGCATCTGCTACTGGTGGCGCTACTACTCCTGCTGACGCTGTCACTCCCCATTCTTTTTCAAGCATATTGGCGAGATCCGCCGCTTCTTGCAGTGTTAATTGCCCTAATTCTTTTACTATTGAATTGATATCTGCCATTGTTATTTCCTTTTGTGACGACCCATGTACCATTCACCTGGTTCATAGTCCCAACGTTTGCCATGATGGCCTCTTACGTCTGCATACCACATTCTCAATCTTACAATTAGTCTTTTAATGTACATATAACTAATTTATCTAGAAAGCTTCTTTTTACGTCCAATAGGAACTTTGACCATTCTCTCAATCTTTTGGCCTTTCCTATTTGTGTACTCAACACTTACTTCTGTTGTGCCTTTTGGTAAACCAGATTGAATGCTTTTAATGATCTTTTTAAAAGACAATCCCTCTTTAGTCTCATCATATTCTTTCAGATCAGTAATTCTCATTGAAAGTTTACGTCTACCTTTTGCGTCTATTAATGGTTGAAATGCTTTTTGTATTTGTTGTTTTTCTGCGTCCATAATTCATTATAATACAGTTTGACTTTTTGGTCAACCTGTGTTTAAATACTGTTAAGTTCGTTGAAGCAAAAGTAATAAACGGGCAAGACACCGGTTCGACTCCGGTCACCTCCACCATGACTAGGCGGGTGGCTTATGTAATCCCTTTCGGGGGTGTAATGGTATCGATTGACGTCTAAAAGTTTGTGGAGAGCTTCCAATGGTACGAGGTAACGGCCAGTTTTTAAATGCAAACAAAAAAGCATTAAGATTTGCTGACTTGGTAGCAATGCCAACAAGCAGATCTGAATTGAGATTAGCGGCCTAGTCCACTAAACTCTGGGGTTGGCAACTTTCCTCGCAACAGAAAAGTTGCAGTATTACTATCATAGTAGCACTTAATTTTTTCCTATAACAATTTAAATAATAATACAATGTTCAACTATCGCAGAAAAAAAAGATCAGTTTGGTCTGACATTAGAAAAAAAGCCCCCAAGGTGCCTGATATTACCTGTCCTGATATTGATACTGTTTTAAAAATTGTAGAAGACCATATTGAAAATGGTAAAGTGATCAAGAAAACACAAAAAAAGAAAATCGATAGATTGATGGAAAAACTTAGAACTGCCAACGAGAAATTAAGAGACAGCGGTGTATATTGGCATGACCAAGCAAAAGACCTTTGTAAGAAGTTTATAGATTGACATTGTTAACTAATCTGCTATAATTGTACACATATTGAGAACGTATTCTTTGAGTACATAATTCTCGTAACTTGTATTATAAAAGGAGATAAATGCTTACTAAAACAGTAAAGACACTTCGAGAAGTGGTAGATGAATTCTACAAAGAGGGTGAAGAAGAAGTAGCCAATTTCAAAACAAGAATACAAACAGCAAAAGACAGACTGGAAGATTTACAGAAAGATGCAGAAATGCAACTGCCTCAGGGGATAACTCAGGTCGAGATAAACGATGATCTTTGCTTCAATTACTCTGTGCAGAGAGACCTACGGCCATCACATGTAGTAAGGATATGCGAAAAATTTGATCCAAGAGTTGTAAGGCCGGCATCAGCAGTCAAAAGAGATGGCAAATACTATTTGTTTGACGGACAGCATACATCGGTAGCACTTTCCGTGTTAGGGTTCAAAGCAGTGCCAATGACATGGGTGGAAACTTCCCATCAATCTTTTGACGCTATCGCATTTGAAATACTTAATGACACAGGTATTCTAAGAGCAGGCACAGAAGAGATACACAGAGGACTTATACATAGATGGAACAATGATCCCGATGCACAAAATGACAGAAACAATCCTAGAGTAAAAACTGCATACACAGTTGATAGCCTGTTTAAAAAATGTGAAATAGATCTTGAACCTAAACGTGTCAGAAGATCATCTGGCAAATGTGGACCAAACAAACACTACTTCTCACATTTTGATTACGCATATAAAGGCATAGATATGACAGGCGATGCTGTTGTGTTAGAAAATATTCTTAACGGTATAAAAACTTATTATGGTGCTGAAGATGGCGGTGAAATCAATCAGGGTATCTATATCGGATTGGTTAAAATGTACTCATTGGCCAAAGAAGATGGTTCAACTAAATTTTTACCAGGTGATTGGATTGAAAAAATATTAAACGCACTAATAAAAGTATGTGGTAGGAACGCACAAGGCATACACTCAGCAAGTAAAAAACAATGGCAACACACCAGAGGTACCAGTTGGGACGCACCTGTGGCAATGAGTAGTTTGATGAGAGAAGCATACATCTTACAAGCACCAACCGAAGATCAGTTCAATCCGCCACACGAACCAAAGGTATCAATGGGACTTATGAATAATGATATATGTTCTGAATTCAAACCTTTCTATAAAAATGTCGCAACGGTATAAACTCCTAGATCAAAAAACTCAACGCAGACTTACGTTCAAAAGGACTGCTCCAACTACCATTGAATCAGACTGTTCTATACTTGACAAATTTAAAAATGATTTGTTAAGTGAAAATACTGCAAGAGATGTCAAAGGAAAGTACTTTTATTTCCTGCAACGATATCTCAGAGATACCCAAAAAGAAAAATGTAAACCGCATCAAGCACACTATTTTGCAGTCGACCTCACAGATGGAAAAAAACATTTAGAACATCCTATCCCGCAAAACAAAATACTAGAAGCATATCTCGATAGTGATATCACTGCTCTAGAAGCCATTCATATGCCTTTATGTTTAATAAATGACGTTGACAAACACTATCTACAAGGCGAATGGGAACATAATGCCACGTGGGAACTGCCTTTCATGAGATATAAACTTGCTGGATTGAAAACAGAGATTAAAAATTTAAGAGGTGATGTGATTGATTTTGGTACTTGGACTATAGAAGATCATTTTGATATGTTAGGTATTTCCATAGATTAAAAGTGCGCCTCTTGTATCTTGGCCATCATAATAAAGAGAGTGTGCAAAAGCATTGTTGTTGATATATGTTGGTTTGGTTACATCAATCATACCTGCTTTAGCAAATTTCATTTTAAACTTACTGGGATCTCCCTTTAAAACACAGTACAATTGACTTGCTCCTTTGACGTACATTAAACCTGAAACATTGGCAAAATCATCCATATGAATATCTATAAAACTTTTTGCAGACATTTCAACATACTGAATCTGCAACATAGACTTGTAACCAAGTGCAGTTAAAAACTTTTTCAAGTAGGCATTTGTAAGCTGTGTGACCGGAGTCAAGGGCAACTGTGGACTGGCTTGTAAACTTTTACAGTTGGCATTCTTCGTAAATTTTTTATCTATAAATGTTAAATCCTCGTCTAAAGAATTTAACAATGTGTCTTTGTCAAAATCAATAGCAACAGATCTAAATGGCAAACTGTCATTGTTGTTGTAGTTCCACCAATATGGGCCTTCACCTCTTTGGAAAAAACGTTGTATGTGGGCTGGCACAAAGTCAGGCGCTGATTCGTTGTAGCTTTCAGTAAGTAGGTACTTTGAATTAAGAGGCATCCATCTTAATAGATCATCTTGTTCTATACACTCTACAATCCTTTGTTTTAAAACCCCAACGTCACCGTGCAACCAAATAGTATAATTTTTATTGTATTGAGACCCGGAGTTCAAAATCATGCCAATGTCTATACCGTCAATAGTAATTCTTGATATGTATTTTCTAGCTAGATTAATTGTAAGTTTTTGCCATTCGCATGGAATATCAAATGAGTGACCCTCAGTTTTGATCTGTCTGTTCAAATCCTCTATTTTTACAACAATTTCTTGCACTTTTATATTAGGATTTGTGTAAATTACCACTTTCATGCAATTATTTAATAACAACTAGGTTGGCAAAATTATAATTTGTAGTATAATATTAGCATGAAGTCATACAAAGTTGACATAAAAGTTGGTGATAAAATAGTCGTTGGCAGATTCCGCAATGTGCAGGCCACTATCAAAGCTATACAGATCGATGAACACGGGCAACCTATTGTGTTGACTTCAAAAGGCAAAAAGAAATTATTCAGTTGTAGATTGAGCAAACTTATGCCCGGGTCTAAAACTCCAAAACAAATATTAATGGAAAAAAGGAAATGACTTTAGGATTTGGTATTTTGCAATTAGTGTTAGGATTATTTGTCACAGTAATATTTTTTTATATACTTTTAAAAATTATTAGCGATCCTAAACCAAAGAAACAACAAGAAGAAGAAGGGCCACTATCAAGAGCAAAAAAACATTGGGAAACTACTCCGCCCGATGATATTTTATAAAGTATTTGACATATTTCCAAAATATGCTATAATTAGTTAATTGTTGAGTGAGAATAAACATACCTCACTTTTAAACTAAACAAACACCCCACCTAGGGTAAAAACTTATGGGCCGGGCTAACCGCCGGCGAGATTGGTGTTCTTACTCAACAGAAAATACTATGACAAGTGAAAAAACACAAAAAATATTACAAGGTTTACAAGAAATAAACAAGCCAAAAAAAGCAGAGGCAATAATTAAACCTGTTTCAAACATATATGGTGAAGACGCAAATGGTCGTCCTATCTACATTGATAGGTTGTATGGATCAATCACAGGACAGCACGAGTTGATCAACAAGAATGGCACAGTGTACAAAGGCAAGATCAATAGAAAAAGAAGACTAGTAAAGCTCAAGCAAATTAATGGCACTGTAAACAACGTGTACAGTGTTTGTTTTCAAACAACAGATGGTCGTTGGTTTAATAACTGTGGCATGCCTATAGAGGCTCCTAAAAAAGTAGAAGAAGATGAACCAGTAGATACAGTTGAAGTGCAGAAAACAGAACTCACACCCGAAGAAAAAATCCAGATAGAAAAGGACTTGCTGAGTAAACTCAAATGATCAACGTCAATCCAGATCAACAACCAAGACTTTTAGCCAATGCTAGACGCATGATGATCACAGCACAGGATCCATGGTTTAAATCGTATTGGGAGAAAGTGTATCTGTATTTGCTAAAAAAATTCAACAAACTTAACTAGGATATAAATACTACTGTAACAGCGCCTTAAAACGACGCCGGAACTTTCAGGACCTCCGAGTAGCCTTAATAGGCCAAAGGCTAGATCTTTCTAGAGTTACAGGCCCTTCCGTGTGATACAGTTCTTGTATCTAGTTCAAACATATAAACCAATTAGAGGTGAGGTCTGAGCATGATTCCTATTGCATAAATCTCCACTCTAGTGTATAATAAAGGAAAAAGACGATGGCAACACTATTCGAACAACTGATTAAAAGATCATCATTCAGAGATGGCTTTTATAAAAATAAAATTTTACCAAAAAAATATTACAAATATCCTCTGTGTAATATCAGTAAAGATCTTTATCCCAATGAAGAGATTGTTTTAGATAATAATAGGTATTATCGATGTGGACCCGCAATTGAACAGCAAAAAGAATTAGGATACGACATAGAAAAAAGTTTTGATCTTTCTCTAATAACTCCCGAACAAAACAAAGAAATATGGGATTGGATGCAGACTTGGCATTTAAAAAACCCAATTGCTCAAATACATAATCAACAACCTGGACAAACACACACCTTCCATATGGACGTGATTGACAGTTACAACAAATATATCTCTGATCCAATTGAAAAAAAGAATAAAGTAAGAAGAGTTTTTATTTTTCTAAATGATTGGGTTCCTGGACAAGTAATAATGTTGGGAACAAAAATTTTTACCGGATGGACTAAAGGTGATGTGTTATGGTTTGACTGGTATAATCTACCACATGGCACTGCCAACTTCAGTCGACAGAACAGAATGATGATTCAAGTCACAGGAGAAACCACTCCGGAGTTTGAGGAATTAATTAGATCTTAAATCTATGACAACAACATTTGAAAAACTTATAGAAAGGTCTGCCTACAAAGAAGGCTTCTATAATAATAAACCTTTACCAGAAGAATTTTACAAATACCCTTTGTGTAATATTCAAAAGGATCTGTATCAACCCACAGATACTATTACTGTAGACAACGACACCTATCAAAGATGTAATAATGCAATTGAACAACAAAAGGAATTGAATTACCCTATAAAAAATGCTTTTGATTTTTCTTTTGTAACACCTGAGCAGAATAAAAAAATATGGGATTGGTTACAATCATGGCATTTAAAAAACCCAATATCAGTTTTACATAATCAAAAGCCTGGTCAGACTCATGTATTTCACATGGATCTAATCAACAGTTATCTTCGTCTAGCACCAAAATATTATAAGACAGAAATTCCTGTTTTTGAAAATGAGAATGATGTCTTCATAGCATTAAAAAATAAGTTAAGAAGAGTGTTTATATTTTTAGAAGACTGGATTCCGGGGCAGGTAGTAATGTTAGGAACCAAAGTAATAACAGCATGGAGTCGTGGTGATGTGTTATGGTTTGACTGGTATCATGTGCCTCATGGCACTGCCAACTTCAGTCGGCAGAACAGAATGATGATTCAAGTCACTGGAGAAACTACTCCTGAGTTTGAAAAATTAATTAAATCGTAAATGTTAGAGCAACTTATTGTAGTATTGACCGGAATTTTGATAGGAACCATATCAGGCATTTTGCCTGGTATAGGAACCAGTATCAGTCTTATCTTATCAGTGCCAATTTTACTTCAATTAGATGTGCCACAACTATTTTTGTTCTACATGGCCATATTGAGTACAGCACAGTATACCGGAACCATACCCAGCGTGTTTATGCAAGTTCCTGGTGAAAGTAACAGCATGCCAGCCTTGCTTGAAGGAGCCAAATTTAGAAAAAGAAATTTAAGCAGTGCGGCTATTGGTCTATGTGCCGTTGGCAGTTTGTTTGGTAGTTTTGTTGCGGTTGCTATAACTTACCTTGCTTTACCTTATGTCATGGATTCTTTCCAAATATTCTTAAAAGATAATTTTAGAATAACATTATACGGTATTGTTTTATTGGCCAGTATGTTTGCTTTCAACAAAAAAAGGTATCTGTTGAACTGTTCATTGCTATTGGTGGGTTACTGCCTGTCACTCATTGGACCAGCTTATCAAGCCGGCACATATAGATACACTCTTGGAATCGAACAGCTAGAACACGGGATACCTTTTTATCCTTTAATTCTTGGTGTGATTGTGGCTCCAACTCTATTTGCCGCAATGCAAAAAGACATAAAAGTAACTTTTGTCAAAGAAAAATTAACATCTTTTAAAAAGGTGCTTTTTTTATTTTTTAGAAACATAACTTCAAGTTTCAGAGGAGCAGTGATTGGATTTTTTTCAGCAATGGCTCCGGGTTTTGGCACACTCCTAAGTACCAATCTGTCTTATGCTCTTGAATCGAAATTAAATCCCAACTATCCTAGCAAGAAGATTGTTGCGGCAGAAACTGCCAACAACAGTGGTGGTTTTGGAATGCTGTTGCCACTTGTGTTACTTGGCATTCCGTTAACCTCTAGTGAATTTATTCTGTTTAATTATTTGTTGGAGGCTGGATGGTCGCCTTTTCAATTTGCAAATTTAGAAAACAATGCTTTAATTTTAATGAAAACACTGGTGCCATGGTTTGTCTTTGTGAACTGTGTTGCATTAATAATTGCTTGGCCTTTGGCAAAAACAATAATTGTTCTTCTACAGAAGATGAAAAAATTTTTAAACATTTTTATTGCATTAGTGTGTATTTCCACGTGTGTTTGGTTGGGGCTTGATGATTATCAACTAGATCTTTACTTGACGTGTTTGGTCATATTTGCTACAATAGCAATAACATTGAAAGAGATAAATCTAACACCAGTTTTATTCTCTTTTATACTTGGGAGTGATTTAGAGTTCGTCATTCTTAGGTATCTAACACTATGGACTCACTAACAAAAACTAAAACAAGGAGACAAACGTGAAAAAACTAATAGTACTAGTAACTTTACTATTCGCTACGGCAAGTTACGCAGAGGAAATAACAATCGTACCAGCTGGTAAACCAGGTGGGTCTAGTTTTGCTAGAGCAACGATGTATCAAGAAGTGCTTAAGAAAAATGGACACTCAGTCAAGTTTGAAAACATTTCAGCTATGACCGAAGCAACAAAATATCTTGAGAAGACAAGAGGCAAAGAAAATGTTATCATAATGTTTGCTAGTAATCAACCGGCACAAATGGGTTATTTTATAACTAAGAAAAACTTTGTGTTACGTGAATACTCGGCACCCTACTACTGGTGTATGAGCAACGAAGCAAAAGGAAAAGATAAACTTATCGTTGGCCTAGATAAAAACATGAACCAAAAGTTCTCTGATGCTGTTTTTAAAAAATTAGGTAAAGAAGTTGTTTATCTAAGATATAAAAATTCAGGGGCATTATACAATGCTATAACTGGCGGTGACATTGATGTTATGTTTACTAACCAAGGGAAATCACTTAAACTTGTAGGTAACAAGCTAGGTAGTTGCATTGCTAACACATCAAAAGAAACCACGCATGGCGTCAAGTCAGTCTACACAATCGTGGACAATGGTTTGGCTTTTCCAGTAATGGATTATCCAATCATATCTAACAACACTTCTGATAAATTCAGAGAGTTATTGTTAGAAACAAACAAAGACTCTGTGTTCAAATCTTGGAGACAAAAAAGAAAGCTAACAGAAATTGTAGGCGCTCTACCAAGAAAAGAAGAACTAAAAATAGTTGAAGAAGGACAACACTACTGGAAGTAATTCTTGTATGTTTAACTCTTACTATGATGTTGGCGGACAGCGATTCGCCAACATCTTTCAAGCATTTGATAAATCAATTGAAAATGGACAGTTCTGTTATTACAAAACAGATGCTGACTGGATAGATCAAATACAATCAATCAAAGTTGAAAGTGATATAAACCATTTACACTTGAAACAAATCTACGCAAAAAAATTAAAAGAATTGAGACAACAACACAACAAATTAGTGTTATTATACACCGGTGGCACAGACAGTCATACAATTTTAGATACTGCTATAAAAAATAAAATCTACATTGATGAAGTTTTCATGTCATTCCCTGGAATATTTGAGGCGGAATCTGATAAGATCCTAAACAAAGAATACAATGTTGCATTAGAATTTGTAAAAAAAAATGTACCACACAATGTTGGTAAAATTAAGTTTTACAAATGGACCTATGAAAACTATGACTATCTTGATAGTAAAGAGTGGTGGAAAAATCCAGAAAAGTGTCAATTTAATATAATTAAGGTCCAACCTTGTTGGGCACAATACGCCGCAGATTATTATAAAGACCTAGATGGCATTGTAATCTCTGGACATGAAAAACCCGGCATAAGATTTATTAATGACAAGTTTTATTGGTTCGTTACAGACGGTAGTTCTACCGAACATAAAATTATAAAAAAGTCATTTCCTTTCTTCCTAGATCCCACCATTGTAGTAAATTATGCTTACGCAGTTAAAAATCTATTACAAAACCATCTGCATTATTTTTCTAAAATAGATGATAGATATGATTTCTTTTGGAAGTTACCAAAAGCAGAAATAGAAAACTTCTACAGGTCATTAGCACTTGTTTTTTTAAATAAAGAGTCTATAGACTTCACAATAAAACCAAAGTGGGGAACAATCCACAACTACAAAAATCAAGGCATATTGAAACAAATTAAAGATAGTAATCAAAATGATATCTTGGAAAAGATCCACAAACTACATCACGACATTTACACACAATATAGTCAACACGAACACATGGTGCAAACAGATGGCAAATTTACTAAAACGGTTGAAAGATATTCTCAGATGTTTGAATTTACAAATAATACTTTAATTTGTCGAGGCCATGACGTATAAACCTTTATAAATTGGCATTTTTAAGCACTTGACATAATACCAACTTGTGCTATAATAATGGTAACTTAAAAGTAAATGGAGAAAGAAAATATGTATAAATGTTCGGCGAAAGCACAATTGGTTTTAGATCAAGTAACTGCAAGATGCACGAAAGATACTGGAACTAACAACACATGGACAGGTAAAAGTGGAAAGTATATGTTTATCATGGGCAGAGAAAATGCAGATGGTAAAGCAACAGGAGTTGTTCACAAGTTTCAACCCGATAATACACACAAACTAGCCGGTTCATTTAAAATACTTGCTGATGGCATCATGACAAGATTTACTGGTCTATCTAAAATAGACTGGAACAACTACATGAATTCAGCAGAAGCAGAATACAAAAAGTCATTGACACCTGCTGTTGATGAATCTAAAATAGAGACTAAAGTAGCGTAATTATAGGTGCCCTTCGGGGCACCATTTAATAATATGAAAGATTGGCAGAAACTCTTGGATAAGGTTTGGAATGGTGGTAAACTATTCATCATTGGTACAACAGTTTTGACTATCACGTTTGTGTTGGGCACATTTAAACCTAATTCAAAAATAGTAAACAAAATAAAGCAACAACAGGAAAATGAAACAGTTCAAATATTAAAAAATTTTGGACTGCATGAACCAGCTTTCAAGTATAAAAATCAACAAGAGTTTGTTACGGCAGTGCTAAGATGTGTTGACTACATAAATTTAACCACAGAAAGCCACAAAAGAATACCAGACAAAATTATAAGTGCCATGGCAGATGTAGAAAGTGCGGCTGGCACATCAAGATTCGCCAGTGAAGGTAATGCTTTATTTGGAGTGAGGACTTGGGATCCAAAGGTACCACAAATGAAACCACAGGCCATACCAAATGCTGAATTTGGTGTAAAGAAATACGCAAACAAATGTCGCAGTGTCGCAGACGTAATAGAAATTATAAACAGACATCCTGCTTACAGAGACTTTAGGGCAGAGAGAAACAAACAATTAAATGATGTTTACTGGAATTATGACAAATTAGTTCCATTACTTGCTCCATGGAGCACTAATCCTGACTACGCAAAAATAATTTTAAGTAGAATAAAAGGCTCAAAATAGTATGCGAGAAGACCTGATGGTCCAGCAACAGGTAAAAAGCAAATGGCAACACATGGTGGGTGTAATGTGTTTAAACTTAACTTACAGGAAACAGGTAAAAGAGATACTGCCCAAGCTGTTCAATAGATATCCAAATCCTAAAGCATATCTGCGAGGCAGATTAAAGACACAACAAAATATGTTGAAGCCTTTGGGTATGTGGGAGGTTAGATCTAAAAGATTGAGGAAAATGAGTAAACAGTTCTTGACATGGAACGGAAAAGAAGCATCCGACCTACACGGTATTGGAAAATATGGCAGTGATAGTTACAAGATATTTTACAAGAAAGAAATACCTGCAAATGTACAAGACAAAGAACTTAAAAAATACCTAAAAAGTCACATTTCATGAATGAATGGAACTGGTTTTGTTTTGATTGCAAATGGAAAGGCACACCGCCAGATTTGGTACTACCAGATACAGATGGTGAATGGCAATGTCCAAATTGCAATAGTGAAAACATAGAAGATCTTGGATGGCACAAAGAGGAAACAGATGAAAAAAGTCAATAAAATCAACCGTTTTTGCAAGACCAACTTTCATTTGACGTATTTGGAAATTGTGCTATAATTGTACTATGTTTAGATTAATAATATTAGTTTTTATATTCTTAGCTGTGTATCCGATGATCGGAAATGGGTATGAACAATTTATGGATGACTTCAACTTAAATGAAGTTGGCAGTATTGTATCCAATATGTTCGCTGGATTGGCAGAGATTACAAAAAACTTTAAACAATAATAGGAAGGAAACATGAAAAACATAACAAAAATATTCCTTATACTATTTGCAGGGTTGATGGTTGCACAATGTTCTACATATAAGATTAAGTCTGATATGAGTAAGAACGGTGTGATCAACAAGACACCTAAATGGTATGTGGACTACAATCACGAAACTATGTTCAAGTATCGAGAGGCGGCGACTGCTGTATCTCCTGACTTAGAATTAGCAGTGAAGAAAAGTACTTTGCTTGCCAAGGCTAAACTTGTAGATAGGATCAACGGAGAGATGAACAACAGGACCACTATCAACAAGAATGAAGCTGGTACTAACGAGACTCTAACCGTAACATCAGGATCACAGGATACTATTGTGAATGTAATTGAGTCAACTCTAGCTAGAGGCTATGAAGTGACCAAACAAGAAGTGTTCACAACAGGTAACAAATCTTACAGAGCTTACATAATGATCGAGGTTTCTAAGAAAGAAGTAGAAGCAATCATTAATGAGATCAATAAGAAAAAAGTTGCCAAGGTTGATGTAGACAGTATCAATAATGCGGCTGAAAACGTATTAAAGAAGTAGGGCAATATGAAATATATTTTTAAAATTGTTGCCCTGGTTCTGACATCACTTGTTGCATTGACAATGCTAGTATCAACGGCACAAGCAGGTGGACCATGGTCGGATCAATATTGCGACGTCAGTCACGAGACCGTGATCACAAAAAATGAAAAAGGTGAGATCATTGACCAAGTCACTAAAGAAAAAGTAAAATGCGAAGATGGTGTAATGGACTTCTTAGAAGGAATGAAAATAGCAACATCTTGTAAGTTCTTTACTTGGCAAATGCCGATAGGACAAAAACTTGTCGAGCAAAGAGGAATTGCTTGTAAAAGATTGGATGGAGGGTATGAAATTGTTGAAGGTTATCACAGTATTAACTAGTATTATATTTTTTGCAGTCAGCACAAATGCACTGGCAGACGTGTCAAAAACACCCACGGAAACAGAGGGTGCCCTGGCTAAACTGCCCTACCCAAAGATGATGGGAGAATCTGAGATATGGTCTGCACCAGGCATGATGTGGAATGGAATACAGTATATAAGATTTAATTTAAAGAAAGCAGAAAAGAGACAGCATCAACAGGCAGTCTATCACACATTAAACAATGCAGAAATTGGATCTATTACTGCTTGGTACAGCAAGAAGAGGCAGGCTGGAGGCAAAGTGAGAGTAATACATCAATTTCCTACATCAGACGGTTACTGTCGTGTATATCAGAGTTATATAAAGCTAAATGGTGCTGAAAGACACATGACCAACAAAGCCTGTAAACGATTGACTAACCCATGGGTATTCTTGAAATAAGCAAACTAAATAGTGTTTGTATAAATAATAGTATAACAAGGAATTAAAACATGGCAGTAGTAGAACCAAAATCATTATACGCAGTTAACATCAACGAACCACAAGCGGCATACTTCACAGTAGATGTAGCAATGGCTGGATATCTAGACACTGAAACAGTGAACGGTGGAAGAATGTCACCGTGTGCGGCAAATGACTTTGCCACGAAGCCAACTACACTAGCCCAATCACTATTAGTCTCTAGAGGTCAACTGAGATTTAAAATGATGATGGAAAATTTACAATTAAGAACCAATGTTCAATTAGTGAACATGGTTACAACTTACTCTGCTGACGCAGGTGATAATCCAATTACAGATATCAACTTTGGTCTAGTGTTTCCAGACAGAAACCTTGTAGCCGACACAGGTACAAGTAGCATAAGTGACTCAACAGCGATCAACACAAGAGCATTATTCATCAAAGATAGAATTTTTGATGCATTAAACAGCACGAGAACAGAGAAGATGAGTGTGTTCAATCCAAGTAACAACGTAGGCCAAATAGCAGACGTTGAAGTAACAGCAGGTCCTGTACTTTTAGTGTCAAAGGGTGAAATACTAGAAGGTATTACAGTTGCAGAAGTAACTGGATTTGCTCTTAACACTTCAAATCAATTACCTACTGATTCAGCACAGAGTTACGCCTCAGACGACACAGTTTAATCAATAATTTTTTACTTTAGAAAGTGCCTACAAGAAAGTTCTGATTGGTAAATACATTTAGAATTTGAGGAGTTTTTAATATGGAAGCCAAACACATCAGTGACGAAGTAGCCGCAGACGACAACGGTATATCAGCATCAGCCAACCCAGGCAACAATGCCGCTTTGACTATTGGCGGAGCATTACACAGTGGTAATACAGTCACCAACACAGGTGGTAGGATCGTAGAGATCACATCAGCCGGTGATGATTCAGGCATAGACGCCACAGTGACAGGTACAGACGTGAACGGAGACGCCCTTGAAGAAACATTAGATTTGGGTGACAGTGGCGCGGTGACGACGTCAGCACATTTCAAAACAATCACAAAGATTCAAATGATTGGTAACTCAGCAGGAAACATCATAGCAGGTACCACAACAGGTGCGGCAGATGTAATTAAAAAAGAAACCTGCAGACTGCACAGCATGGACATAGTGTCTGGTGGTACAGCCGGAGTAGTTAACTTTCACAATGGCATCACAAGCGGTGTGCCAGGAACAATACTTTTCAAGCACAGAACACTTGGCACAGACAACACCAACACAGGTGGAAGATATACATTTGGCGGAGATGGTATCCTGTTTGACAAAGGCATGTACGTCACCTACACAATAGGTCACATCGACATGATGAACTTCTTCTTCAACTAATATTTTACCAAACGTTCAATAGCATTATAATAGACAGTGTGTTATATTAAATACAGTTAGAAATGTTTATAGCTATACTCACATTATTGTCAGCACTGTCCATATCTGGGGTTGCGATCTTCTATTCAGTGATAGGACTGGCAACAATATTTCCTGGTGCATTCGTACCAGTTATTATAATGGGTGGGGTACTAGAAGTCGGCAAACTAATAACAGCATCATGGCTGTACAGGAACTGGAAATTCACACCGTTCTTACTAAAAACATACCTGACAACAGCAGTGGTAATACTGTCATTGATAACATCAATGGGTATATTTGGTTTCCTATCCAAGGCACACCTAGAACAAAATCTTGCATCAGACACACTGATACAACGTATACAAATTTTAAACGACAAGATAGACAGCGAGAAGAACTCGATCCTGAGACAGAATGCTGTCATAGACAGATTAGAAAAGTCCATAAACAGAAGCACAGGCACCGCTGACGGTGACATAGGAGTACAACAATCTATAATTGCAGATGCAAATGAGAAATTAAAAACACTACTTACAGTCGAGACCAACACGGTTAGAGACCTCAACGACAGATTAAAAGTTTTGGACAAGGACGTCAGTGACATACTGACCTCAAACAAATCATTCTTCAACGAAGAGAGAGCGGCCGCAGAGCTTAAATCTTCACAGAAGGGAGAACGTGAACAGATAGCTATACAGATAGCAGAAGCACAGGGCAGAATTGCAGAGCTAAAAGCAGATCACAAGATAGAGACTGCAGAAGCAAAAAAAATAATAGCAACTATGAGAGAAGGATCGCAGGAAAACAAGGGCACTTTCACAAAGGACATAGACACAGCAGAAACTAAGATATTTGACGCACAGGGCAGGATAGACATGCTGATAGTAGAGAAGCAACCACTTGAGAAAAGTATGCTAACACTTGAAGCAGAGATAGGACCTGTGAAATACATAGCCGCACTCGCTGTTGACTGGGGCTGGACAGATAAAGTTGAAACCAACGAAGCGGTGAGATGGGTCATCCTGTTGCTGATAGTTGTGTTTGATCCACTTGCAGTACTGCTATTGATTGCGGCCAATCAGAGCTTGATGAGAAGATTTCCACCTGAGCCACCTAAGCCACAGGAAGTAATTGATTTAGAAAAGCCAGAGCTTGACTCCGTTTTACAGTGGTCACAGCCTCAAAGCACAGCAAACAATAAAAAAATACAAGAAGTAGAAAAACAGGTCCATGACTGGCAGGACAAACTATCTGTGTTCAACAGTAAAGCACCTAAACCTAAAACACAGCCTGTAGAATTTATAACAGATCATCCTAAAGAAGAACCTGTAGAATTTGACGAGGATAGAATGGACATTGTGGCTCAAAATGGCAATGATGGATTACACTATGAAGAAGAGAAAGTAAAAGAATCGCAGAGCCATGCTCAAAAGGAGCAACAGGACTTAGAAAAATATGTTCTTGAAGCTACAAAAGAAGCAGAGAAAAAGAAAAGTAAATTAGCTTCACTGGAGTTGGAAAGAAAGAAACTAGAAGATGAAAAACACACTATGACCGAAGACGAAATTACTGCGACCTATGCCATAGATTACGATGAGAAACCAAAGCCCAAAGAAGAAACCACCATTTCAGAACAAATAGAAGAAGTAATGGAGTCTGAAAGACTAAGACCGGATTTTACAGAAGTTGTAGAAACAGATACACAAGGTAATAAAAATACATATGAACAAAATTCTGAGCAAAAAGAAAGTGGTAACTGGAGCAAAATACAACAAAAAACTGAAGACCCTGTTGAATATAGAGATGCTGAAGGGAAGTTGAAAACATTCAGCCACACCAAAGTTCAACTATTAAGCGACGAAGAGTATAGACAAAAAATGGAAGATAGAATTAATAACCTAATTGAACAGATCGAAAAAGGCACAGTGCAATTACGTGACCTGTCACTAGAAGACCAAGACACAATAACAGGTATAATGAAAGAGCAAGGTCAGTAATGGGTCCAGTTACCCTAGTAACCCCACCAAGTATCATAGAAAATAAAGATAGAACATTCTGCATAATAAATTTCTCTGAAAAAGATAAAGATCAATTTTTAAATTATCTAAATCAATACTATTATCTACCAACAGACAGTATTACAGTGTATATAGTTGACCAAGAAAATGACCAAAACAATGTAAAATGGTTGACTCAAGTTATGAAAAAAAGTTATAATATTATTATTAAATCAACAACAGAATTCGTTGTGTTAAAAAGCAATGAAATCAAAAATTTAGAAGAGTTCTTTAATGGCAGATAACGATCAAAGTCTAATATGTTCATTTTGTAGCAAAGGCAGAAAAGATGTGACCAAATTGATTGTGGGAGCATCTAAAGTCTGCATCTGTAATGAATGCATAAAAATGTGCGATGAAATCATGACTACTGATTCCAAAAAAGAAAACACAGCTAAAATTAAAACTGGTCAAAAAGAAGCTCTCAATCCTGTAAAAATTAAAGAGTTTCTAGACGCATATGTAATAGGACAAGATTCAGCTAAAACTGTTATGAGTGTGGCAGTAGCAAACCACTACAAAAGAATAACAACTCCACCAAAAGATTTTGAATT